ATTTTATCTCCTTAAATTATATTTGCTAAATTATTAAATTCTTCTTTGATCATTGTTTCGTCGGCAACAGTTTTTAATTTATATTTTTTCATAAAGTCAAGATAGTTGAAATGTTCTTTATCTTCACACTCCTCTAGTTCAGCTTTTACAAGGTAGTGAATCATATGACGATTGGCCTGTGTTTCGTATTTTTCCCTGAAAACAGTATAGAGATGTGGAAGATGATTTTTATGACCCAACTCATGCAGAATAACTTTTATTCTGTCTTCGTGTGGAATTTTCGAACTAATAAACATGGTTTTTAAGTGAGAGATATAGAATGCCTCGTTACTATACATATTGTATACTTCGTTATCAAAAACAGAAATTCTAATACCGAACTCTTGAAAAAGTTCTTTTTCTGTCATAAATATCATCCTTTTATTGATTGCATATAATTAAAAAAGGTCTTGTTATGATAACAAGACCTTTTCCAAGCAGGGAGACGTACTTCACATACGCTTAATTAATAAATCTCTTATCTGCTTGATTTAACAGTGTTTTTAACCTGTACTTAAATTGTACAACACTTGAAGGTCTTTTGTCAACTAGTTAGCTAACTTTTTTATTTCTAAGGTAACCATAAGTGAATATGGTTTGGTATTGTTCGTAATGGTAACCTATTATGGACATATGAGTTCCATACTCTATTTGCGAGAATATCGGCTGCTTGTATGAGATAGTCATTTTCTGATACACAAGAGCGAGTATAGACAGAAAAGTCAGCGTTTAGGATAGGGGAATAGAATTTTTCATAATTGAAATTATAAATCCCCTCATGCAACTCTTCAAATACTCCATCCCCTAGTCCATAAAGTCCATTTGTCGCAAAGCCTTGTTGATCAATATTGATATGTAGTTCAATATCTTGATTTGGATCAATTAGGTTTTGAGTTATTAGATGTTGAAATAGCTTTTTTACAACTCGTCTAATCGCATAGTCTTTAAATCGTTGTCTAGATTTTTTATCAGCGAGTATATATTCTTTTAGATTTGAAACTTTCATACTGACATCAAAGCTGATTTCATTTTGCAAGATACGATAGAGAGAAGAGCGGTGGTTCATGTTTTCGAGATTGGAAGCTTTTAATTCAAACTCGAAGTTATTAGCTTCAGCTATCTGGTGCACTAGTTTTTTGTACCGTCCTTTAGCTTTATTTTTTGGAGAGTCTCCAATAAAACAGTGACCTGCATAGACAAAGTAGTTAGAGTTTTTCTCTAATCTTCCAGAATCGTCAATAAATAAATGAATTTTTTGTTTAACCATTTCCGCCCTCTTGACTTCGTAGGAAGGCCTCTATAATACTTTGTATGGATTTTTTATCTTGATCGGTCAACGGTTTGCCGTTGAATCGCATGGCTGTGCTGGCTAATTGTTCAACATCAACTTCTTGACCTTCAAAGTAAAATTTTTCTGGTTCACCAGCGATAGCTGGATTATCCGTCCTACCTAAAAGATAATCGGTAGATACACCGAAATAATCAGCAATTTCTCTCAATACTTTAGAACTAGGATTACTTCTTTTTAAGCGATAAAGAGTATTTGTTCCATATCCTAGCTTTTCTTCTAAAACATTTATAGAAATCCCTTGTTTATCAGCTAATTCTTTTATTTTGTCGAATGCTACAAACATTGAATTATCAACCTTTCTAAGCATAACGAAAAAATATTTTAAAATATTTGTATAAAACCGTTGACAATTTTAGTCAAATGTTTTAAAATTATATTCGTAAGCTAAAGAGTTAGCGAACAAGACAACTAAAAAATAAAGCCTAATGAAACTGATTGGCGTCGTTTTTATAGGTCAACCTTACATTTTAGTAAGTCTTTTCTCTATGTTCTAATTTTAAAACATTTGACTAAGCTTGTCAATAAGTTAGCTAACTTTTTAGTTAATTTTTTTAAAAAGGAGGAAAATATGAGCCAAGAAAGAAAAAAATCACTATCAATCCAATCTCTAGAGATTAAGATTAACAGTGATTCAAGTGTCCCTCATATCATTCTAAATGGTATTGACTTTCAAGCTGAAAAAATTGGCTTAAGAGGTTTAAAAATTGTTTGGGGAAGTAAAGAAGATGAAGTTCCTGAGACACTTATTCAAGTTGACTATATGCAAGTTGCTGATAAGGGAGATTTTCAAGAAATGTCGATTGCACAATCATTTCCAGGAAGTTTACTTAGTAAATAAGTCTGGATTTGAAGCTAAGTTAGCGATAATTTGAGAGGCAGTTTGTGAGAGGAAATTGAGGGAAAATACTCCGATTTTTCCAGCAACCTCCTTAGTCTCTCTCCAAACTTTAGGACTTCTAACAGAATCTAAAAACTGATGTCCTTCATAAGTCATACCGTTAATAAAGGCTATATATAGAGAACCAGAACCATCAAAAGTTGGTGACCAATTTATGAAACCAGCTTCATTTAGTAATTTGCAGTGATAAACAATTACATTTGTATCATACTTGCTAGCTTTGTCAAATTTTGAGTTATCAGAAAAAATAAACGGTTTTGGATATTGATGTAATTTTTCAATATCAAGTAGGATATCTCTAACTAATTCTGGTTCAAATTTCATTTCTATACCTCATACATTTTTGTTTTCATTATATCAAAAAGAAAGGAAAAAACATGAGTCAACAACACAAAAAATGGATTCAACTTGTCAAGGACAAGCTGAATGAAGAAAATATGACGCAGACCCATTTGGCACGAGCCTGTGGTGTGAAAAAACCGACTATCTCAGAGCTATTAAAGTATGGGAAAGGCAGTGATAAACTCAAAAATCGAGTTTGTGATGTGCTGCATATTGACATAAGCTGGGTAGATTTGGAGGAAGAGTGATGGCTATTATCATTTTTATTTTCAATATCACTGTAATCGTGACAAATTTGGTTATCATCCGTCGTAATTTACGTGAACATAAATTTTTAAATAGGATAATCAAGTTTTATTGGGAGGATTTAAAGCGATAGTGAGATGAGTGTGTGGAGTTTGACAATTTCAACTTCCGGGAATTCTAGTCGCTTAATTTGACCGTTCACATAGGTTTGAAGGAAAAAATTTGAAACGGTTCGTTGGCGTAGAAAATCACGTACTTCACCATAAAGTACAATTATGGTCTGACTTTTGTAGGATGTAAAAAAAGATTTATCAGCAAGGATGTGTTGGAATTTCTGGTAGTATGGCTGTCCGTCAATGATCAGGTAATCTATAGTGTCCCATTTGAGCTTGTGCTCAATAGTTAGTGTGCAAAGTTCATCAATTAGATTTTCCATTATTTTAAGTCCTTTCGGTTTGAAAACATGCTTTCTAGATCATTAAAAATATCTACAAAGTCTGCGTATTTGACTTCTCTTTCATTTTTTATCTCTTTATATTTATTAAGTGGTTTGGCAATCAACTTGTTATGTTTTGTCAAATATGGAAAGTTACTTTCAAATTTTGACATTAATTTATACAGTTGAACAAAAATTTTTTCAGGGATAGCTGATTGTCTGTCGTCAATGTTATCGATGAGAATTTTGATAGCTTCCATTTGACCGAGATAGTAGTCATTTTCTTGCTGGAATAGGCTAATTTCTTGTGCCTCTTCTAATTTTCCACGAGTTATAAAAGCTACTCTGAAAGTATAGATAGTCAAAAATAATCCAATCGGAGCTGTAAGAGTGTTAAATATTTCTAGCAATTTGATCATACTATTATCCCCTTAATTATTTAATTTAATTATATCACAGAAAGGAATTTAGATGAATGACTGTAACTAGAGAAATGTTGCCAATTGAAATCACTGTTCTTAATACTATTAAAAACAGTGCAACTTTTGACTTTCCAATTCAAGCAAGCGAATTGAGAATAAGCACAGGTCTTTCAAAGCGAAAGCTAGAAGAAGTGATTGAGAGCTTGCGAGTGAATTTTTACCATCCGATAGTTGCCAAGAAAACTAAACCAAATGGCTATTATCTTCCTAAAAACGAGGAAGAGCGCAAAGCAGGATTGGCACCTTACCAAAGACAAATATTGACAGAGCAGAAAAACCTTGCTGCTGTGATGTCCGTAAATTTAGAAAATTACTGGGCACAAGAAAAAAAGCCTGACGGCAATCAGGCTCACATATAAAGATACAAGAGGATTATATCATGAATGATCTAATGAATCAACTATTGGATCAGTTTGAAGCTGGTCTGATGGATAGAGCATTAAAGGTTATGCACGTTGTGACAGACGAAAAACGACGCTATCCAATGGAACTCAACAAGTCTCAATGTGCTGAAATGCTTTTAGGTACAAAAGATACAGGAACTTTTGATGAACGTTTCTACCGACACAAAGACTTCCCACGAATTAAAGGGAAGCGTGACAAATTTCCTCGTGATGCGGTTATTGAATGGTACCACGAGAATTGGCAAAGAACAGCTATTTAAAAAAGAACAAAAGGAATTATAACATGAACAATTTACAAATTATTGCAGTCGGAACAGTCGTATCAGTGATATTGATCGAGTCGCTGATCTTGAACTTCAAGCTAAAGAAAGCTCTCAGATCTAAAAAATCAGCTGAGACAGTGATTACGCATCCTGCGGCTCAGGCTGGATTTATCGACTATAAGACAGGACGTAGAGTGGATATAAACCCAAAGACACGTAAAGAAGTCTTTGTTGATTGAGGCAAGTTATGGATGAATTAAAAGTATTACCTCATAATATAGCTTCTGAACGAGCGGTTCTTGGCTCTATCTTAATCAATCCTGATAAAATTGTGACAGTTTCTGAACACCTCAAATCAGATGATTTTTATAATCCGGCAAATAGACTTATTTTTAAAATCATGCAGGGCTTATTTGAACGTGGTGAGGCGATTGATACTTTAACTATAAAATCAGCACTTGAAGTTAATGACAATTTGCAAAAAATTGGAGGTATTCCTTACCTAGCAGAGATTGTCAATGCAGTTCCTACGAGTTCACACGCTGAGCATTATGCCAAAATTGTAGCTAAGAAATCACAACTAAGGTCAATCATTGGAAATCTGTCTGATTCTATTGAAAATGCCTATGACGAAGACATGGACATTGATGAGATTATTGCAAAAGCGGAGCAGTCACTGATTGCAGTCAGTCAATCCAGCAACAAGAGTAGCTTTAGACCTATCCATGATGTCCTATTAGAGAACCATGCCAAAATAGAGGAGCGTTCAAACAATTCCAGTCAAATCACTGGGATTGAGTCAGGTTTCTATGATTTTGACAAATTAACAACTGGCTTGCACGAAGATCAACTGATTATCTTAGCGGCACGACCAGCGATGGGAAAGACAGCTTTTGCTCTTAATATCGCTCAGAATGTGGCAACTAAGTCCAATAAGGCGGTAGCTATCTTTTCTCTTGAAATGGGAGCTGAAAGCCTAGTTGAGCGTATGTTGTCAGCCGAAGGAACAATTATCAACCATCACATTAGAACAGGAAATCTGACAGTTGATGAATGGCAACGGCTCATTTATGCACAGGGTCAGCTTGCTGAAGCACCAATCTATATTGATGACACCGCTGGAATCAATATTGGAGACATTAGAGCAAGAGCTAGGAGGCTATCACAAGAAACTGACAGTCTTGGTTTGATAGTCATTGACTATCTTCAATTGATACAAGGGTCACGGTCAGTCAATCGGCAGCAGGAAGTATCAGAGATTTCGCGTCAGTTGAAAATCATTGCTAAGGAATTAAAAGTGCCAGTTATTGCGTTGAGTCAATTATCGCGTAATGTGGAGCAACGTCAGGACAAACGACCTATTTTATCAGATATTCGTGAGTCTGGTTCAATTGAGCAAGATGCTGATATAGTAGCTTTTTTATATCGTGATGACTACTATCAACAACTAAAAGAAGGTCAGCCAGAAAGCAATGTTACTGAGTTGATTCTGGCCAAAAATCGACACGGTAGTCTTGGAACTGTCAAGCTGTACTTTCATAAGGAATATACCAAATTTTCAAGCGTAAAGGAGGAAGGAAATGACTGAGACATTTTTTAAAAAAGAAGTCGAGAAGTACCAGTATATCCAGATGCCCAAATGGCTCTTTAAAGAGCCATATAAGAGCCTATCAAGTAACGCCAAGCTCATGTATGCCATGCTTTTTAATCGGCTAGGATTATCTTTAAGCAATGCTTGGCATGATACAAAAGGACAAGTCTTTATGTACTTTACAAATGCGGAATTTTGTGAGGAGTTGGGTTGCTCGGAAAATACCGTAACTAAAACCAAAAAAGAGCTGAAAGAAGCTGAACTTCTACACGAAGAAAGACAGGGACTAACAAAACCGAATCGTCTCTATATCAAAGGTCCGAAAACGAGCTTTGAACCGCAAAATTTGGGAGACAGAACCGCAAAAAATACGGCTCTCGACCCTCAAAAAGTTCAGACAATAAAGACTGATAAGAAGAAGACTGATAAGAAGAATAATATAGTTGTGGTTAAAGAAGTCATTGACTATCTTAATCAAGCTGCTGGAACTAGATTTTCAGTTAGCTCACAAGCTACTCAAAAGCATATCAATGCGAGATTATCAGAAGGTTACACGATAGATGACTTTAAACACGTTATTGATGTCAAAGTTTGTGAGTGGAAAGGTACTGATTTTGCTAAGTTTTTAAGACCTGTAACCTTATTTGGTTCTAAGTTTGAAAATTACGTCAATCAGCAATCACGAAAAAGCAAGAGAAACTTTGCTTCTGCAGTTGATGAAAGGTTAGGCTTTTAGATGAATCCTTTTAAGAATTTTGAAACTAGACAGGTTTTGGATGAGACTTGTGAGGTACACGGTTGCCAGCTCTGGCTGACTAAAGTATCGATAAAAGGAAGGCTGGAAGAATTAAAGCAATGTCCTGAATGCACAAAGGCAGCCATCAACATCTTTGAAAGCAAGCTAAATAGTCAAAGCAAAGTCAATAGCAAGCTTGCAGGCACTTATGCGGTCTTTAACAGAGACAGTCTGGTATCAGACAAGTTGAAATCGAAGAGCCTTGATAATTACGAGATTAAGGACGAGGTTGACCAGCATGCTTTAAATTTTGCGAAGCGGATGGAGCAGTTTTACAGGTTAGGAAGGTCAGGAAATGCGATTGTGACGGGACCGTCGGGAGTTGGAAAGAGTCATCTGACTTATGGCTTAGCAAAGTGGATGAACGAACAGTTTAGAGCCTACGAAGATCCAAAATCTGTACTTTTTGTCTCGCTGGTAACTCTTTTTACCAAAATCAAAGAGAGCTTTAATAGTGATAACGGCTACTCGCAAGCTGAGATGGTTGAGTTACTGTCAAAGGTAGATTATCTATTTTTGGACGATCTCGGCAAAGAAAGTCGAAAGGCTGACACTCGCAACAACGAGTGGTCTCATCAGATTCTGTATGAGATTTTGGATAATCGCAGTAATACGATTATCAATACAAATCTGACAAGCAAGGAAATCAAGGTTTTGTATGCTGACGACTACGGCAATGGTGCTCTCTCTAGTCGAATTTTAGAGGGAGTGACGGGGAATAGCTTTGTCTATCCGCAAGAAATGGAAGATAGGAGGTATTGATGAGCAGTTTTATCAACGCTGATTGTCTTGATATCATGCGTCAATATCCAGATGATTATTTTGAACTTGCTATTGTTGATCCACCGTACTTCAGTGGGCCAGAAAAGCGAAAGTTCTACGGACGAAAAATCAGCCCGATAGGTGTCCAGCGATTATACGGTCAAACATCAGAGTGGCAAATTCCAAATAAAGATTACTTCGACGAACTTTTAAGGGTTTCAAAAAATCAAATTATTTGGGGTGTGAATTACTATGACTACTCTTTTGGCTCTGGTCGTATTGTATGGGACAAGGTCAACGGACAATCTAGCTTTTCAGACCGTGAACTAGCTTACTGCAGTTTCCATGACAGCGTGAGATTGTTTCGCTATATGTGGAATGGCATGATGCAAGGTAAGTCAATATCAGAAGGTCATATTCAACAAGGAAATAAAGCTCTTAATGAAGTTAGGATTCATCCAACACAAAAACCAGTCAATCTTTATCTTTGGCTACTACAATCCTATGCAAAAAAAGGAGACAAGATACTTGACACTCACGTTGGGTCAGCAAGTAGCTTGATTGCTTATGAAGAATTAGGATTTGATTATGTTGGTTGTGAATTGGATAAGAATATCTTCGATTTAGCTAAACAACGACTTGAAGCCTATAAAATGCAAATTAAATTATTTTAGAAAGAGATTGTATGTTAAACAGAAACGATTTTACAAAAAAACTAAAAGAGGCACGAGCTAGCCAATTATTGATTGAAAGACGATTATCAGAAATCTGTAAAGATTATGAACTAAAGAATGTACCTTTTTGTGCTGATAACAGCGATAATTTAGAGGAAGCCATTCAATGCTATGTGCATTATGGAGAATTGCCCATTTCTGGGAATTTCGACGATTTCTGGAAGAGTTATAAGAAATTTGTTGAAACGGAGGAAAAACAAAATGACTAAAGAACAAATGATGACATTGCCAATAAAGGAGGGGAACCTGATGATGGCTAAGGCAGATGCACTAGATGCTTTGATTGAAAACGACATTGTCAACGAAGAAACAATTATCAATATCGGATACACTGATTGGTACAGAGAAATTTTAGCAAAAGAATGGGGAATTGAAAATGACTAAAATAATGACACTAGAAGAAAATGTTGAACAGTGGTTTATTGATCGCAACTTACATGAGGCAAATCCAGTCAAGCAGTTTGAAAAATTGATGGAAGAAGCTGGTGAGCTATTTGAAGGGATTGCCAAAGACAAGCCTGCGCTTATCAAAGACGCTCTGGGAGATATGCAGGTGGTGCTGATTGGATTGGAACAGCAGATTAAGAATGGTGCTGAGATTGAAGCTAGTCCGCAGGAAATGGAGCTTTTGATCTTGGTTTCTAGTTTGGGAGAACTGGCTCAGAAGCTTCACAAGCATATCTTTCATAGTGAAACGCAGTTACCTTTTATTCGGTCTGAATTGCTATCATTGCATTCATCCATCCATGCTGTCGCAATCCACAATCTGACCACAGCAGATAGTTGCTTGCAGCTTGCATACAATGAAATCAAGGACCGAAAGGGCAAAATGATTGATGGGGTATTTGTGAAGGAGGCAGATTTGTGATGATTAGTAAAAAACAGTACATGGTTAGCTGGTGCATTACAACTTTGATATATCTTATCATAGGTGGCACATTCGCTTTTTGGAATCGTGACTTAAGAATTGAAAATAAACGATTGAAAGAAAATCAGGTCATCATCTATCGGGTAGATAATGCTGGCGCTGCAATGATTGGTAAGATTACAGAAAAGAAAGTCATACAAGGTCACTATACTGTGACCGCTGGCGCTTATGGAAAATTTTTGGTGACTGAAGAGCAATACAATGACATTTCAGTTGGTGATGAGATTCCAAATTATTTGAAAGGACGTGGAAACTAAAATGAAATGTTATAGTGAACAAATTGCTGATTTAGCTTTTAAAAAAAGTGGGCTTGAGACTTGCAGGACACTTCCTGATCAAGCATTTCACAAAACAATTGAGCAGGATGTCATCAACAAGCCTACCCATTATCAAGGTCGCTATGGTATGGAATCTATTGAAATTCTAAGAAATTTTATGACAGATGAACAGCTAAAAGGATTTTATCTCGGAAATAGCTTGAAATATCTGATCCGTCATCAGAAGAAAAATGGGTTGGAATATTTGAAGAAAGCTAGAAAGAACCTTGATTGGCTGATTGAATCAGCATTGCCAAAAGAAGAGGAGTTTAACAATGAAATTTAAATTTAAAATACTAGTAGTTTTTACATTGACGCTTGTGTTGCTCGCAGGCTGTCGCAAGGCTGACAGAATTTCGCATAACATATCACGAGAAGCAGATGATATGAACATCACACGAAAGGTGACAGTTATCAACGGAATCAAAGGTGATGTGCTATTTCAAATGACAGGGAATATGTCTATCAGCTACAATAATGAAACGAAGCAGCTGTCTGTCATCGCTGAAGATGACAAAGGAAAGTACAAGAAGCACATTATTGGTATTTCTGATAATGTGTCGTATATCGTCGAAGATATTACTGGTATGAAAGGGATTGATACGAAATATCGGATTTATTTCAATCCCGACATGGTTATTCCGATTGAAGTGAAATCAGCTGATTAGGGATTGGAGGAAATAATGATACCGAAATTTAGAGCGTGGGATAAGCTACGCAAGCGAATGTCTATCGTTGACAGAATATACTTCGATACCGAAGGAGTGCAGTTGAGAGACGATGGCGGTCTTTATTGGCGGAATTTTCGAAATATTACCCTCATGAAATCAACAGGGCTCAAAGATAAGAACGGCACAGAGATTTTCGAGGGTGATATAATCGACACCACAGACTACGAAGGAGGTCTTTCTAGTGTCGGGAATCCTTTTGTAAAAATAGAACGCGATAAGTACGGGTTTGTTGTAACAGGAGATTTTTCAGATAGCCCAATCACGATTAAAGAATTTGAGGCTGGACGCAAATTTGCTGGAGTTGAAGTAACAATTGTAGGGAACATTTACGAAAATCCTGAGTTAGTGGAGGTAATCAATGATTAACAATGTTGTATTGATTGGTCGCTTGACCCGTGATGTTGAGCTACGCTACACACCATCAAATATAGTTGTCGCGACTTTCAACTTGGCCGTAAATCGTAATTTTAAAAATCAAGATGGCGAGCGAGAAGCTGATTTTATAAATTGTATGATGTGGCAGAAGTCGGCTGAGAATCTAGCTAACTGGACACGAAAAGGTATGTTGATTGGCATTACTGGACGAATTCAAACCAGAAGTTATGAAAATCAGCAAGGTCAACGTGTCTACGTCACGGAGGTTGTGGCAGACAGTTTTCAAATATTAGAAAAACGTGATAATTCGGCTAATCAATCAAGCATGGATAGCCAGATGCCACCATTCTCAGATGATGACTTGCCATTTTAGAGGAAAATTCATATGAGATTAAAAATTTTAAGAAGGAACAGTCCAATTAGAATTTATGAATACTGTTACATTATTTTTAGTCCGAGTAACAAAATAGATGTAGCGGAAATATATGATAATAGCATTCAAATTGATAATTTTGAGGACTTTTCGTACTGGTTTGAACAACAAATCTATTATCTTACAAGAGATCAATTTTGAAAGATTGATGGTATCTGGTTGAAGATGATGATTGATTGTTATAAAAAACGAGACGAGTTACTATTTTAAAGGAGAAAAAGAAGAATGAACGAAGAATTATTTAATGAGCTACAAAAATTATTAGCTTGTTTTCCTAAATCATATATCAATCAAAATTTAGAGGTAATTCTAATTCCAAAAACAAACACTTATTTTAGTCTTGAAGGAGTTAGCTCAAGACGTGATATTATCGCAAAGCTGTTTATGTGGTGTAGCAGAACAATCGCAAATAGAGAGGTTACTAAAGCAGCTCTAAATACTTACCTAGAGACATTTTTTTCAGATGAGGATATCAATTTGATCTATCAAAAACTTGGAAATGGAATCAATAAAAAGTTGACCTATAGTTTCATTGATAGTGATTTTGATATGGAGGTGTTAAATGGCTAAAATAATAGGTTTTGGAAGATGCCTTGGTAAGACAACAATGGCTATCTTAGAAAGCCATGCGACAGGACATTACATTGTCTGCCCTAACTCTAGACGAGCAAAATACACTTTTGAATTTGCGGAACAACTTGGCTATACTATTCCATATCCACTGACGATTGAGTCACTGAGAGATTCTCAAAAGCCACCAGCCGAACCAGTAATAGTGGATGATGTTGAGAAAGCATTAGAGTTAGTGTTAGGTTGTCCGATTGACACAATCACATTTAACAGTCCAAACGTACAACCAGTTGAAGATCGTTATGCTGAAGAAATAGCAGAGCTAAAAAAAGAAGTAAATGCTTGCTATCGAGAAAAAGCGGAAGACCAGAATACAATCGAATCCTTAAAAGACAAATGTGTGAATCTTATGCTTGAAAATGCAGATTATGTTTGGGACGAAATGGCTCGCTCTGATATGGCTAAGAGAGCAAACACGAGGAGATGGAGGTCAAGAGGATGTATCTAAAATGTAAACACATGCAGGTTGTGAAACATGACTTGCAATACTATATTCAGCGCAAAGGTGCGGATGAACATGATTTAGTAGAGGTGGGAAATGATATTGCTTGAAATTATCAAAATTTTAGGAGCTATGATTATCATAGCGATCTTGATGGTTCTATTATTGGCTATTGTAGTCAGCGGATGGAGGGTAATTTTCAAAAATGAACAAAAGAATCAAGAAGAAGAAAGCTAAGCAGGCGCTTGAACATCAACAAGAACAGTTCAAGCAAACACTTGAAGACTTTGACCCACAAACAATTCAGATAGCTTTTCAGGAAATAGTAAAGCTGTTCAGAGCAACAAGCAAATCATTAGAAATAGTCTTTGAAAACATCAGACAGGTACTTGAAGCAATTGCAGACCAGATACAACAGGAGGATTTTAGTGAGAAGATTAGACAACAAGGAACTTCAACGGCTAGACAACGAACTTTTCAAGTTCAGCGACTTAGACCGTACAATCAGACTAAGACGAGAAGAGTTGACCACAAGAGACCCAGAGAGTACTTCAAGCGGAGGACATAGCGGAATCAGCAAGCCAACCGAAGTCATGGCTATCAAGCTACTAGACGACCCAACTCTCAAATACCTTGAAGGCTACAAGTCTGTGGTCCAGAAATTGATTAGCGCACTGGTCGCAGAAGACAAGGAAATCTTTGAACTACGCTGGAGCTATCCCTTTCTGAAATGGGAAGAGATTGCTGACAAGAAATTTGTAAGCATTGCAACGATCTACAGAAGACGCAGAATCATTCTTGAGCAATATGCTACAATCAAAGGCGACATCTGAAAATTGAGAAAAAAGGGTACTATTTTTCTCACGAAAAAGATGCTAATATGATAGCATGACATTTTAACAAACAAGAGGACATTCGGAAACGACTGTCCTTTTTTTCGCGCAAAAAAGGAGGTGTAAGCATGAATGAACTACGTTGAACCGATACGAGAAACAGAAGACATTGATATGATGTGTGATTATCTGAGAGATTGGAACTACAGAAACTATCTGATATTTCTAACAGGCATCAACACAGGACTACGCATCTCAGACATCGTTAACCTCAAAGTCTCAAACATTCGTGGCTACTACATCCTACTGATCGAGAAGAAGACAAAGAAACGACGTAAGGTCAAGATGAATGCTTTGCTCAAGAAAGAAATGGATAGGCACATTAAAGGCAAGAAAGTCGGGGAATATCTTTTCCAATCTCGCAAAGGTCGAAACAAACCATTATCAAGACAAGCTGCATATATCATTATCAAGCAAGCTGCTGAAGATTGTGGCATTGAGAACGTAGGTACTCACACGCTTAGAAAGACATTTGGCTACCATTATTATAAAAAGCACAAGGACATAGCTATGCTGATGGAGATGTTCAATCATGCTAGCGCAGCAATTACCAAGCGTTATATCGGATTGAACCAAGACCAACAGGACAGAGCCTTGGCATCTTTTCGTTTAGGCAACTAGCCAATTTGACATAATGAAGCTATGTTAAATTCGGAAATGCAACCACATACAATCCCAGAATTATCAAGGCTTTTGAGAAAATGGCGAAAGTTACACAATATACAAAGAAGATAATTCAGAGGGTAAATTGGTATAGTTTTAGCTGACAAAGTTCGCAAGAATTATTTTTGGGTGATTTTGAAATTTGAGAAAAAAGGGTACTGTTTTTCTCACGAAAAAGGTGCTAATATGATAGTATGACATTTTAACAAACAAGAGGACATTCGGAAACGGCTGTCCTTTTTCTGTTACCAGGAAGGAGACAGGCATGAAACCAAAACATTATCCATATTCAGGAAAACCAAAGGTCGTTGAGTCAGTCACATACTATGCAGAGAATGAACCATACTTTGTCCTTAGTCTAGACGCTCACAAGTTAGCATCCCAAACGGACACTAGAAAGTTCATCGGTAAAGATAGCGTATGACTTTCAAACTAGTCAGAAAAACCCTAAAGACTAGTCGTTGGGATAAGTTCAGGGGTCGCATGATGAAGCGTGACAAGTATCTGTGCCAAGAGTCTTTAAGGTATGGCAAGAGAGTACCAGCTGAGATGGTCCATCACATCTACCCTGTTTCTGAATATCCAGAACTTGAATTCGTTGCTTGGAACGTGATTAGCCTAGCTAACAGGGTACACGGCACCTTTCATGACCGTGTCAACGATAAGGTCATAGGTCAAGGGTTGTGGTGGCAAAGAAAAAGAAAAAAAGATTTTGATGAATTTTATAAAAATTTTTCAAAAAAATTTTGAACCCCCCACCCTCGCGAAAAAAATTTGAACGGCTTGGGGACCGGGAAGGGGAAGCATTTCCCCCTCTGAGTCCCCGTGAGAATTTTAAGCATATTTTTGAACACGAATTTTGAAAGGAGGTGAAAAATTGGCAAGACCAAGAGGTCAGAGCACCATCAAGACAAGAATTGTGAAATCCATGAAAGACATGGGGACATATTCGAAGCACTATGATGACATCATAGAAATTTATTCTGGTTTGCTCTACGACTACAAGAACGCTCGTGATGAATTTCTAGCTAATGGCTCTCAGATCACTGAGGAGCATGAGACAGGTCGCGGAACAATCGTGGAACGTAAGACCCCACTTGTCCAGACGATGGAAAATCTCAGAAAAGACATCATCACATATTCTGATAGGCTTGGACTCAATCCAAAAGCTGTTGGAATTGAGCCACCGAAAGCCAAAGATGCTGGCAGACTTGAAGGAATGATTGCCAATATTATTTGAGAGTCAAGAACAAATCACCAAATTTCAAAATTGCAGTTGATTATTCTGAGGGTGTCGTGTCAGGGAAGATTGACGCAGGCAAACGTCGTAGGAAAGCATGCCAAAGATTTCTCAAAGACCTTGAGAGTGACCGCTTTGATTTCAAAAATGAGCAGTTTGACTTTGTAGTCAAGTTCATCGAAGGCTTAGTTGTCCATCGAAAGGGTGAATCTTTGGATGGCATGCCTCTGACAAACGTCCCTTTCATTCTTCAGCCTTGGCAAATATTCTGTATTGTCAATCTTTTTGGCTTTTTCAACAAAGGAACAACGATAAGGCGCTTTACTGAGGCGCTTTTTATGTTGCCTCGTAAGAATGGTAAGACGCCTTTTGCTTCTGCCATCGCTCTGGCCACTTCCATTTTGGATAATCAGAGCGGATCTAATGCTTACATCCTTGCTAACTCTCTCAAACAGACTAGAGAAAGCTTTGATTTTATGACTCACACAGTCAAGTACTGGAAAGACAAGTCAATCAAAATCAAAGACAACAACAATGAGCATGTTATCCGAAAGGAATTCTCAAAAGGTTCTTTCACGATCAACGCTCTTGCTGCTGAAGAAGACAATCTTGACTCTTTTAACGGGAACATCATCATTCTTGATGAAATTCACGGTATGAAATCATCCAAGAAATACACTTTGATGAAGAATGCCATGAGGGCATACCGTAATAAGTTGCTTATGGCCATCACCACGGCTGGTGACAAACCAAACGGCTTTCTTGCTCAGCGTTTGAAGTATTGTGATAAGGTCCTTGATGGAACTGTTGAAGATGATAGTTACTTTCTCTTTATCTGTGACGCAGACACGGATAAGGACGGTAAGATTGTTGACTTTACCAACCCAATCTATATCAAGCAAGCTAACCCGTCGCTTGGTGTGACGGTTGAACTCAAGGAGTTAGTGCATGATGCAGAGGTTGCTCTTGCTGATCCACAGACTCGCAATGAGTTCTTCAACAAGACGCTAAACGTCTTTACCAACTCAATGACTGCCTACTTCAATGTTCAGGACTTCATCAATTCAGATTTGAACTATGACTGGACGCTGGAAGAGCTGGCCAAACTGCCAATCAAATGGTATGGTGGTGCTGACTTGTCGAAACTACATGACTTAACGGCTGCTGCTTTATACGGGAATTATGGAGATGTTGACATTGTCATCACTCACGCATTCTTCCCAATCACTGCCGCACACCAGAAAGCTAATGATGACGGAATCCCGTTATTCGGTTGGGAACAAGATGGCTGGTTGACCATGTCAAACACGCCTACAGTTTCCTATGACGATATCGTCAACTGGTTCGTCATGATGAGAGACAAGGGGTTCAAAATCAAAAAAGTTGGCTTTGACAAAAAGTTTGGTCGTGAGTTTTTCTCTGGTATGAAGAAGGCAAGGTTCAGCATCGTTGATGCTCCTCAGTATTTCTGGAAGAAATCAGAAGGTTTCAGACGGATTGAAACCAAGGCGCTCAATGGTCAGCTTTACTACTGCCACTCGGACGCTTATGAGTATTGTGTTGGAAATGTTCGCGGTATTGAGAAAGTTGATGACATGATCCAGTATGAGAAAGTTGAAAAGAATCTTAGGATTGACTTATTTGATGCCTCGGTATTCGCTGGGTGTCAAATGCTAGAAGACAGTGAAAACGCTGGCGCTATTAGCGGCTGGCTTAATGGAGGTGCTTAATGTCTAAGCGTAAACGAAAAAATGCAAATAAAATCAGGTCAGAGCCATCATCGGCCATGCAGATGTTTGTCAAGGATGACTTGTTTTCATCTTTGATAACAAACGGCTATACCCGTCTCTCTGATTGCCCAGAGGTCCACATAGCGGTGCATAACATTGCTGACCTGGTTTCATCCATGCCAATCCATCTGATGGAGAATCAGGAGAATGGCGATATCAGGGTAAAGAATGAGCTATCAAGAAAAATTGATATCAATCCTTACAAATGGATGACTCGTAAGAAATGGATTTATAACATTGTCAGAACCTTGCTTTTGGAAGGTGATGGCAATGCTGTTGTCTATCCAATTATCAACAAGGATGGGCTGATTGATGACTTGAAGCCTTTGCCACCGTCCAAAGTATCTTTTGATGGCGATGAATTTGATTATCACATCAAGTACAATTACCAACAATCATTTGGACCTGATGAAGTGCTGCACTTTTCTATCAATCCAAGCCCAGAAAAACCTTGGCTTGGGAATGGCTACAGGATAGTGCTTGGAGATATTCTCAAAAATCTCAAACAGGCATCTGCTACGAAGAATGAGTTCATGAGCGGCAAATATATGCCATCGCTAATTATCAAGACCGATGCCAACACAGCTGAACTGGCCACTGAAGAAGGCCGAGACAACGTTTTTAACAAGTATATGGCAAGCACATCAGCTGGCAAGCCGTGGATTATTCCAGCGGAAGCCTTTCAAGTCGAACAAATCAAACCACTTAGTCTAAATGACATTGCCATCAAGGACACGGTAGAAATCGATAAGACAACACTCGCCAAAGTCCTTGGCGTCCCGCCTTTCCTTGTCGGAGTCGGAAACTTCAACAAGGATGAGTATGACAATTTTATCAGTACTAAGATTAAGTCAATAGCTGACACCTTACAGCAAGAAATGACAAGACAACTGCTCTATGCACCGTCTTATTATTGGCTGTTCAATTGGCGCAGTCTGTTGACCTACGACTTGAAAGCCTTGTCTGACATTGGTTCAAACCTCTACATAAGAGGTCTTATGGAAGGTAATGAAGTCAGAAACTGGATTAACTTACCACCAAAAGAAGGACTTGACGAACTTGTTATTTTGGAGAACTTCATCCCAGTTGACAGGATTGGCGATCAGAAGAAATTAGAGAAAGGAGACGAAAGTGACTAGAACAACATTCACTACACGGTCTTTCAAGTCAGACTTGAAAGTTCGTGAAGCGACTGAGCAAGAAGAAAAAGTCATTGAAGGCTATTTTGTGGTCTTTGACTCTGTGACAGAATTATGGCCAGGCTGCTTTGAAGAAATCGCTAGAAGCGCTTTTGATGACACGCTAGAAAATGACATCAGGGCTCTCATCAACCACAATACTGAGCTTGTACTTGCTCGCACTAAGTCTGGGACATTGACCCTACGTGTCGATGAAAAAGGGCTATGGGCACGTATTGTTGTCAACGAAAATGACATTGACGCCCTGAACCTCTATGCTCGTGTCCAACGCGGAGACGTTGACCAATGTTCATTTGGTTTTAACGTTTTGGATGAGGACATTGAGCACCGTGATGACGGCACGACAAAGTGGACCATCAATAAGGTTGATCTACATGAAGTGTCAGTCGTGACCTTCCCAGCCTATGAAGACACAGGGGTTCAAGCTAGAAAGCGTGAATTTGAAGAAATCAAAGAACGCTCGCTAGAATCCAGAAAGAAAGCACTAAAGGAGAAACTTAGGAATGCTAAAACAACTCATGCTACGTCGTAAGATTAACGTCTTACGTGAAAAATTATCCGAAATCAAAAAGGGTAAAGACTTCAAGAAGCGCAATGAAGAACTTGAAGCTGCTATCGAAGAAGCCAGCACAGATGAAGAAATTCAAGCTGTTGAGGCTGAAATTGAAGATCTTGAAAAGGAACAGGAAGAATATCAGGAAAAAGTTGATGAAATCCAAGAAGAGATTGAAGAACTTGAAACTGAATTGGCAGAGCTTGAAGACAATGAACCTCAAGCAGAGCCAGCCAATGATCCTGAACCAGCACCAAGCGCACGCAGTAAACAAAAAGGAGAAGACAATCTTATGACTCGCAACAAATATTTTGGTGGCATGACACGCTCTGCCATGGAAACTCTTGTCAAGAACGACAAGGTTCAAGAATTCCTTGAACAGACACGCAACCTCATGACAGAAAAGCGCTCTGTTAAAGGCGCTGACCTGACTATCCCAGAAGTGTTCTTGGACTTGCTACGCAACAACATGGACCAGTATTCAAAACTGATCACTAAAGTTTGGCTCAAGCCAGTTAAAGGTAAAGCACGTCAAAACATCGCAGGAACTATTCCAGAAGCTATCTGGACTGAAATGGTTGCTAAACTCAATGAAGTTGACTTCAACTTCAACCAAATTGAAGTTGATGGTTATAAAGTCGGTGCCTTCACAGCTGTTCCAAATTCCATCTTGAAAGACAGCGACATCAACCTTGCTAATGAACTTCTTTTCGGTCTTGCTCAAGCTATCGGTTACGCAGTTGACAAATCAATCCTTTACGGAAAAGGCACAAAAATGCCTGTCGGCATTGTGACACGTCTTGCTGAAACTACTAAGCCTAATTACTGGGGTCAAAACGAGCAAGACTGGACTGACTTGCACGAAACAAACCTATCAACCATTCCAGCTGGCATTACAGATCCTTTGAAGTTCTACCAAGAATTGGCTACTAAGCTCAATGTGATTAAAAGCGATTACTCAGACGGAAACGTCTTCTGGGCAATGTCTCGCAACACGCATCAAGCGCTTAAAATCAAACTCTTGTCTTTCAATTCATCAGCTGCTATCGTTTCAGGTCTTGATAACACGCTTCCAGTTATTGGTGGTGAAGTCGTTGAACTCAACTTCATTCCTGACGGTCATATCGTTGGTGGTTTCGGCTCTCTCTACCTTTTGGCAGAGCGTGAAGGTGCAACAATGGCATCATCTGAGCATGCTCAATTTATCGAAGACAACACAGTCTTCAAGGGTGTTGCACGCTATGATGGCCGCCCTATCTTTGGTGAAGCGTTCGTGGCAGTCAACGCATCTGGCACAGATGGAGCAGTCGCACCAAAACCAAGCGATGTAACCTTTGCTGCTGACAAAGCTAATGCTTAAGGAGGTCTAACATGACTAAAGAAATTAAAGTTTCAGCTCAAGCTCTAGTCAATTTTGCAGACTCTCAGGCTGTTAGTGGCATCCGTCACATGGGTGAATCATTTGAGACAACTCAAGAACGTGCTGACTATCTCAATAATTTACGTGATTTTAAACTTGTCGAAATCTTGGAAGTCATCGAAGAAAATCAGGAAAAAGACCAACTTCTTGATCCTGAAACCGCAGAAGAAAATCAGGAAGAAGACAAGATTCCTGATCCTGAAACCGTAGAAGAAAAGCCAAAAGCTAAGACTGGTAGAAAAGGCAAAAAAGCTACTAAAACCAGTGTCTCAGAGGGCGATTCTGAGGCCGTTTCAGACGAAAAAGACGGACAAGAACCAAAAGAAGACGCTGAAACTGGTGAATAATCATGGCTAAAGAAGATGTTTTGAAGCTGCTTAAATTTAAAGATGGCATCAGAACAAACAAGCGTGATGACTACCTCAACCCATTGATTGATAGCGCAATTGATGAGCTTAAAAACATCAAGGGGATTGCTTTGGATTTAGAAAAAGAATCTCACAAAACATTCGTTGCTGATTGGGCATACTACAAGTATGTAAGCCGTGACAACCCTGTCATGCCTCAGTATCTCAAGCAACAACTGCATGATTTTCAGATTTCTTATCCAAAAGCAAAAGGAGGTTAGTCATGGCTTGGGAACATGATGTCACTCTGATCAGTCGTAAACAGGTTGATGAAGATGAGCTACTACAGCCCATCTTTGAAGAGCAGAAAGAAGAGATTGCTTGCAACAAGCGGTCTCTGACTCGCTCTGAATTTTATTTCGCAGCGCAAGCTGACATGAAACCAACCATGATCCTTGAAGTCCACTCATTTGAGTATGACGATCAGGACTATCTGGACTTTGAAGGCGAACGCTACAAGGTTATCAAGACTTTTGAAAAGAGCCCAGAGATAATCGAATTGACCTGTGAGAAGGCTGTAGAAACTAGCGAGGTAGATGATGGCTAATGATTTAGCGGACGAAATTGCCAAGGCTTTAGCTGAGTACTCAGAAGAAATCGCTGAGGAAATTGATAAGGCAGCTGAGGAAGTTATCACTGAAACTGTCAAAGAGCTACGAGCAACGTCACCTAAACGACAAGGGAAATATGCTAAAAGCTGGGCAAAGAAGAGAGTCCAAAACGGGCAATGGGTTGCTTATGTCAGAGCACCACATTACAGATTAACGCACTTGCTGGAACGTGGTCACGTCCTGAAAAACGGTGGACGTGCCAAGGCACATGTGCACATCGCACCAGCTGAACAGCATGCTATAGAAAAATTTGAAGAAAGAATCACGAGGTTAGGGAAATGATGACAAAATCAGAATTTGCCAAACTACTGAAAAAATTGAAAATACCAGTCAGGTACAGAGCTTTTAAAAAAGGCGAGGCGCCTCAACCTCCATACGCAGTCTATTATCAGCTTGGTAAAGAGAATTTCAACGCTGACAATCAGCCTTATTTTACGACCGAATCAGTTATCGTCGAACTGATTACGACTAAAAAAGACGAAGCATTAGAATTGAAACTTGAGAACCTGTTGACAGAAAACAAGCTCTTTTTTGAATTTGATAATGAAAGCCAGCTAGACAGCGAAGGACTTTATCAGGTCTCTTATGTTGTCTATTTAATTTAAGGAGGAATCTATGACTAAACAAAATAACAAAGTCGAATATGGACTGGAAAATGTCCACTGGGCAACAATCACAGAAGCTGAAGATGGGAAAATCACCTATGGCACGCCAGAACCATTACCTGGTGCTAATAAGCTAGAATTAGAACCAAAAGGTGAAACGATGACATTTAATGCGGATAACACTGAATATTTTGGCGGCGAAACCAATCTTGGGTATACAGGAACGGCCACTTTCGCAAAACTTACAGAAAGTTTCTTAATGAAAGTTTTAGGAGAGGTTTTGGAAGAAGATGGAACGGTATCTGAAATCTCAAATGCAGTCACTTCACGCTTTGCGCTTATGTTTCAATTTGAAGGGGATAAACTGCAAACTCGACATGTACTTTATTATTGTAAGGCTAGTCGTCCAAAAGGTGGGTCACAGACAAAAGGAAGTGATGTTAATACGGTAGAGCTGGAATTTTCTGCAACTCCTCGTCCAATCGATAAACGTGTTAAGAATCGCACAACAAAAGATACAACAGATGAAGTTTATAATAACTGGTTCAAATCCGTGCATGAGCCAGCTGCTAAAGTTGAGAATCCAGGAGGTTAACAATGGAACGCACTATTGAAATTGATGGTATTGACTATCGTTTAGTGACAAATGCTTTTACTCCAATTGCTTACAAAAATCAATTTGGTCGTGACTACTTTCAGGATATGTTGAATATGTTTGAGGGCGAACAGATGATGAATATGATTAAAGCAGCTGAAGAAAATCAGGACGTTACTGAACTCGATATGTCAGCGTTAAAAAACTTTGATATGACCTTTTTCCAACGTTTATTTTGGGTCTTTGTCAAATCGGCTAACCCACAAACAGATCCTTTTGAACAGTATTTCCAAAAAATGGAACGTTTCCCAATTTCGGAAGTTGCACCTGTCATGATGGAAATGCTTGAGTCGAATATGGCGACTAAAAAAAAGTCGATAACTCCGCCAATGCAAGCAATGAAGTATTCACAGTAGAATCCTATTTAGCTTGCTGCAAAGAGACAGGCTTGTCATTAGACGAACTCAAAGAAATTTCAATGGGAATGGCTTTGGATTACCAGACAGACTACATCAACGCACGAACCGAAAACTCAGAAGGAAATTCTGGACCAACTCGCAAAGCTAGTCAATCAGATTTTAATTCATTTTAATAACGGGCCGTCATTTTGACGGCTTTTATTTTCAAAGAAAGGAGACACATGGCTGGAAAAATCAAAGGGATAACCATTGAAATTGGTGGCAATACCCAACCGCTTGAAAAAGCTTTGAAAGGTGTTAATGATAGTTCTGTTAAGACTTCAAGAGAAATCAAAGAAATTGATAAAGCTTTAAAATTTGACCCAGGAAATGTTGTCTTGCTGACGCAGAAACAAGAACTGTTAGGAAAGCAAATTGCTACTAACAAAGAAAAACTTGAAACGTTGCGTCATGCTCAATCACAAGTTGAATCACAGTTCAAATCTGGCGAGATAGGAGCAGAACAGTATCGAGCCTTTCAGCGTGAAGTTGAGCAGACAAAGAATATTCTAGGTAGTTATGAGAATAAGTTAGAAAATGTTAATCAGGCATTAGCTGGTAATGGTCAGGCTGTAGAGAATAACACTAAGACAATGAAAGGTTTGCAAGAAGAAACGAATAATCTCTTGAAAGCTGACCTTATCAATGATTTTAGCGATAAGCTATCTGCCGCTTCAGACAAACTTGTAGACATCGGAAAAAATGCTTTGGATGCCTTTAGAGAAGTTGATGAAGGTATGGATACCATCACAACAAAAACAGGAGCTAGTGGTCAAGCGTTAGCTGATATGCAAGATATTGCTAGCAACCTTACTACATCTATTCCGACAGATTTTAAAACAGCGGGTAGCGCTGTAGGAGAGTTGAATACTCAATTTGGATTGACTGGCGATGCATTACAATCTGCCTCTGAATATCTGATTAAGTTTGCGGATATCAATGGTGCTGATGTAACTGATACAGCAGTATCAGCTAAACAAGCAATTGAAGCTTATGGACTGCAAGCAAGTGACCTGAATAGTGTTCTTGATACAGTTACCTATACTTCACAAGCTACAGGTGTTGGTGTGCAAGACTTAATGAGTAAGGCAATTGCTGGCGCACCTCAAATCAAGCAATTAGGTTTATCTTTTAATGAAGGTGTTACCCTTATGGGTAAATTTGAGCAAGCAGGTGTCGATTCGTCTGCTGCGTTAGGTTCTTTATCAAAAGCTTCTGTCACTTATGCTAAAAATGGGAAGTCGCTAAAAGATGGACTTGCTGAGACCGTTGAGAAAATAAAAAATAGCACAAATGAAACCGAAGCATTAACAGCAGCTTCTGAGATTTTTGGAACAAAAGGTGCTTCACGAATGGTTGATGCTATTAAACGTGGAACCCTTTCATTTGATGACCTTGCTAAAGCTGCCGAAAATTCATCAGGTGTTGTCGGAAATACATACAATGAAACGCTTGATCCAATAGATGAGTTTACAGTAGCTCAAAATACTGCAAAGAAAGCTATGTCAGAAGTTGGAGCTGCTATCGCTGAGACTCTAGCACCTGTTTTAAAATCTTTAGGAAAAATTTTAAAACAAGTGGCTGAATGGTTTAGCCACTTGTCAGCTCCAGTTAAACAGTTTATTGTTATTTTTGCTTTAGGTGTTACTGTCGTTGGAGCTCTGTTGCCTGTATTTTTAGCCCTTCAAGCCGCAGCATTGGCAGCAGAAACGACTATAGGTGGATTAGTTGCTGCTTTCTTACCTATTGCAGGAATAATATTAGGAGTTATTGCAGTTATTGCTCTATTGGTTATAGCTTTTAAAACTCTTTGGGATAATAACAAAGAATTTAGGAATGCTGTTACTCAGATTTGGAATAGCATTCTAAAAATATTTAAGAATATTATTTCTGAAATTTCAGCTTTTATCATGAGTATTTGGGGGGACTTAACCAAATGGTGGAAAGATAATCAGAAACTAATCCAATCAACAACTAGAATTGTTTGGAACAACATCCAGAAAATCATCAAGATAGTCATGAAAGTGATTGGTCCAATAATTAAAGCAGCAATGACCAATATAAAAATAACAATCAAAACAACTTGGACGATTGTTAAGACAATTATTTCCACTACGCTGAATGTTGTGTTAGGTATTATTAAAGCAATTATGCAAGTTATAAATGGTGACTGGAAAGGTGCGTGGCAAACTCTTAAAGATATTGCTAAAGTCTTTATTGAAAGTGTGAAAGCGGTTGTCAATACAGCACTTGAAGCACTAAAAGCAACATTCACAAATTCATGGCAAGCAATGAAACAGGTTGTTTCCACTGTACTTGCTGCAATTGTATCAATTGTTCAAAGTATTTGGTCTTCTATTGTGAGCTATTTAAGCGGTGTTGGCCAGTCAATCCATAATACAGCTTCCAATATTTGGAATTCCATTTTATCGACATTAAGTGGCATTTGGAATAGCATCTACAATGCTGTGATGAATGTTTTTAATGCGGTGGCTAACTTTTTATCAAATCTATGGAATACTATCTCAAGCACAGCATCCAACGTCTGGAATGCCATTATGATGACACTGCAGTTTATTTGGAACAGTATTTATAATACCGTTATGTCCGTCTGGAATGCTATTTGGAACTTTTTGTCAAATTTGTGGAATACAATTTCTACAACAGCTTCAAATATTTTTAACGGTATAAAAAATACAATTTCAAACATTTGGAACGGCATGCTTCTTACGACTCAACATATTTGGAATGGTATTAAAGATACTATTTCAAACACAATCAATGGTGCTAAAAATATTGTAAAAAATACCATTGAAGCTATGAAAAGATTATTTGATTTCAAATGGTCACTACCTAAACCCAAAATTCCTCACTTTACTGTGAGTGGAGGAAAAGCACCTTGGGGATTCGGTGGTGAAGGCTCCCTTCCTAGTATAGGAGTTGAGTGGTACGCTAAAGGTGGTATTTTGACAAGACCAACTGCTTTTGGGATGAATGGTACTAATCTTATGGTTGGTGGCGAAGCAGGTGCTGAAGCTGTATTACCACTTAATGAAAGCACGCTTGGTATGATTGCAGATCGCATTATGTCAACAGTCACAGATAAGATAGTGGTTAATGTTCCTAAACAAGAACCTCAACCAATTATCTTAAACGTTGATGGGAAGACATTTGCTAAGTTGATGGTAGGTTACATCTCTGATGCACAAGCTGATCGTCTGAGAATTATAGAAAGTGGAGGGACAATTTAATGTCTATGAAACATTATGGCATTACATTCAATGGCAGGCATTCATTCGATGATGAGGGATTGATTCTGCTTGAAGATAAAGAAATTGGCATTCCAGATAAGAAGAAAGTCACTATACAAGTGCCATTTTCAAATGAAGTCTATGATTTTTCAACTGTTTATGGTGGTCAGTTATATGAACAACGGAAACTAACCTACAATATCCAAATCCAAAATAATATTTATGGAACTAAAGAAGCCATGAATATGACCAAAACTAAAGCAATTAACTGGCTTATGGGAACGACTGGATATACTAAACTCATTGATGATGCCTATCCTGGTTATTATTTTATGGCTGAGGTTCAAGGTAGTTCATCATTTGTTGAAGATTGGAGCCATGGAGTCTTGAAAGTCACTTTCACGGCTTATCCTTTTATGATTTCGGAAAAAGCTGAAGGGAGTGATATTTGGGATGATATCAACTTTGAACTTGATGTATTACAAGATGTCTCCTTTGATGTTAAGGGAGAAACGACTATTATGCTCTATAATAACGGTATTAGTCTAGCTCGTCCAGAAATCACGGCAACAGCACCGTTTAAACTAACGCTTGATGGAAATGAGCACAGTATTAGCGTAGGAAGTCGTATCTATGATTATTTGACACTGTCAGATATGAATGAAATTCACATTGTGGGAACTGGGAAAATTAGCTTCAAGTGGTTTAAGGAGTTAATCTAATGTATCGAGTAACTTTAATAAACGATGGACGTGAAACGATCATTCATAATCCTTATACAGGTGGAAATAAATTGTTGACAGGTGTTATCAAACTAGAAATCAACAAGGTTGGCCAGTTTGACTTTCAGTTTTTGCCGAATAATGACGGTTATAAGTCTAAAATCAGACCTCTACTCACGTTGGTTCAAGTTGTTAATGAAGTGACTGGCAAAGAGGTTTTTTATGGCCGTATCGGACCAATTGCTAAAGATATGGTTGAGTCTGGCATCACGTCATTTACATATAATGCAAAAAGTGAACTTGATTTTCTAAATGATAGTAAGCAAAAGCCACTTATTTTCAAAGGTGGAAAGCGTGCACTCTTGCAGCGCTTGTTAGGTTATCATAATCAAATGACTGAGAGCTACAAATCTTTTCAAATTGGTGATATTACTGATTTTATTAGTGGAAATGACTATATTGAGTGTGAAATTGACGCTACGAAGACCACTTTAGCAATTATCACCGAGCTTATCATTGATAAATTTAGTTTGGAAATGCAAGTCAGACGTGAGAATGGTACTCGTTATCTTGATATAAAGAAAAAGATTGGAACCGATAGTAACACAGCCATTAAATTAACGGTCAATATGGTCAGAAATTCTCAAAAGCTTAATCCAGATGAAATCAAGACTAGACTTGTGCCACTTGGAAAGCGTAATGAGAACACAGGGGAGCGTCTAACGATTGCTAGTGTTAATGGTGGTAGAGATTATATTGATAGACCTGATTTGATAGATGAATTTGGGATAAAATGTGATAACCTCACACTAGATGATGAAACAGATCCAATAGCTCTGAAAAAGGCTGCTGAGGATGTGATGAAAAATCAAAAAACAGTGAATTATCAATATACGTTGGACGCTATCAATCTTAATCTTATTAAAGCGAATTTTGATGAACTGGTTGAAGGAAATACTTACCCAGTCATCAACCCTGTCATGGGAATTGATGAACGCCTTAGAATTGTCAGTCGTCAGATTGACATCTCCAAAGTTGAAAAATCAACTTTAACTATTGGTGACAAATTCAAATCTGCTGAAGAGTATCAAGCAGAACTTATCAGACAACGGACACAAAATCTAGTTTCAAAACAACGGCTGGAAGCAACAGAGGAAGCTTTGAAAAAAATTCAGGAAGAAATGGCAAAACAAAATCCAGACACAAAACCAACGGAACCTGAAAAAACAGAAGGAGAGAGTTAATGGCAGGAATTGACAAATATTTAGACATCATAAAAAAAGGAGTTTTCGGTCGCGATGTTAGAAAAGCAATTCATGATGGAATAGCACAAGTCTATGAAGACGCAACCTTTGATGGAAACACGAATATGGAGGTTGCAAAAGCGAGAGGGGGTAATAACACACTTTCAGATAGATTGCGAAATATGGATGGAACTATCGAAAATTTTGTACAAGAAGTCGAGAATACGGAAAAGCGTCTTGAAAATATTATCGCTTCTGCTGGAAACGGAAATTTACCGACTGAATTGATTGATATTCGAGTTGGCGGAGATGGCAGAAAATATTCTACGGCTGGCGAAGCTGTCAGAAAACTAGCTAGCGGGGAGGCATTGTTAGAAAATTCTATTTCTTTGAAGCATCTTGACTTTTTGAATCCTGACAATATCGCTTTTGGAAAAATTTCAAAAGTAATTAATCTAAATGGGTCAGATTCGAGTAACATGCTGATTCTAAAACGTGATTTAAAATATTGTTTGATTGTCAGATTAAAGCCAAATACGCCTTACACATTTTTTAATGCAAGAAATCTAACAGAAGAAGATGGATATTTCTGGACAAAGTTAGCTCTTACTTCCAAAACAGTTAGTGAGGTTATCGATTCGTTAGACGGGACAAAAATCAATAATGTTTTGACAACCTCAACAACATCGTTTTTAGATTATTATCAATTTCAAACAAATGAAGACGATTTGACTTTGATAGCTCAAATTTCTAAGAATGTCGTACCTGATTATGTTGAGTTAGTAGAGGGACATCGTACTACCAGAAAATATAATAATTATGATGAGAACATTCGTCCACTAGGAAGCGTTTATACAAAAAAAGAAGTGGATAGTCTACTTACGTCAAGTAACGCTAATTCCCAAATTAGCCGATTGGTCAAAAAGGGCAATCTAATAAATTTAGCTATGACTTCAAAAGTATCTTATACCCTAAAACACAATATAAACCAAGAAATCAATCTTGACACATGGCTGATTCGTTCTAGCGCTGTTGACGGAGTTAATTTATGGGAAGGGACGGATATTGAAGGACCTATTTTGGAAAAAAATGCGGTCGATTTTATTGGAGGTATTCACGGAGATGAAGAATATACATCTGTAATTGTTATTTGCGACGGGAAAGTACTTGATTTAACGAAGGATTATACTTTAGATTTTAAAAATTTAACAGTATTTGTGACCTCAAAGTTATTTCACTGTAATACAAAACATGAAGCGATTTTAAGAGAAAAAAAATTGGAATTTGAAAAAGAAAAGCTAATTGTATCTAATCATTTTACATTTTTAGATAATTTTGTCGTAAATCGATGCACTATTGGGGGCTTGTATTCTGTATATAAAGATCTTTTGACAGGCTATGCCTCAGATTATAATTACAAATTTATGAAATCTGGAAGTATCGACTGGAATCCTAACATCAAAAAAGTTACTTTTTACGGTCAGAAAAATTTTCATGTTGAAATCGAAAATCTTTCTGGCGAGAATAAAAACTTTAAAGGAGGGGTTACAGATTTCTATAACGAGAGCAGACCTCGGTTTAAAGCTTATCTGGATGTCATAAATTCTGATGAAGGCGTTCCTTTTAAAAATGGAGACCAGCTATCAGCTTCGTATTCTATAAAAATTCTTTGATGGAGGTGTTGAAATGTGAACCATATTATCGAAATTATGGACAAGTTGACGCCTATCATAATCACAATCATCCCAAGTTATTTTAGCTATAAAAGCAACCAAAATAGCAAGGAAACGGATAAGAAAATACAAATTTTATCTGAAGAGATAGGAGACTTAAAAGATGTGGTGGTTAGTGTGCAGAACATCGGAGACAAAAACAACCAAGATTTGAGTCTCATTCAAAAGGGACTTCAACGTC